TCTAAATAAAAATAAAAATGTCCTGCTCGTTTCCCAACCAAATTGATAATAGAAACTTCCTATCACCAGTTGGGTTTAAGTTTTCATTAGCAAAAGAACCTAAAGTTGCCTTTTTTTGTAATACGGCAAGAATACCAGAAATTACATTATCACTCAATACTCAACCAACATATCTAAAAGATATTGATGTTCCTGGAGATAAAATTACCTATGGTGATTTATCTCTAAGATTTATGGTTGATGAGAATATGGAAAATTATATGGCAATTCATAACTGGTTGACAGGTCTTGGATTTCCAGAAACAACTCAGCAATATAAAGATTTAATTTCTATAGTAAGTGACATAACACAATCACAAGACCCTAAAAGAGCATTTAGTGATGGAAGTCTTTACATCTTAAACAGTAATTATAATACAACTGCCGTGGTAAAATTTAAGGATTTATTTCCAGTATCCTTAAGTTCTCTTGAGTTTGATGCAACACAAACAGACATCCAGTACTTTACAGCAGACGTGGCTTTCAAGTATACTGTGTATAATATTCTTGATGATAATAATACGCCCCTATGAACCTCAGTTTAGATGAAATCCAGGAAATGTGGCAGAGAGATTCTGTCATAGACCCTGATAACTTACACGATGAATCACTAAAAATACCGCAACTTCATTCAAAATATTATACTCTTTATAATACAATTACTCTTCTTCGTGAAAAGGCAAGAGAAACTTATAATAGAGTCAGATTGGAACGCTATAACTACTACACAGGAAAGGCATCAGCAGAGGTCTATGCCGAAGAACCATTTCCGTATAAGGTAAGAGAGAAAGACGCCATACAGAGGTATATGGATGCCGATGAGAGACTCTGTAAGGTTGATTTGAAGATTAGATATTATGACATTATGCTTAAGTTTCTTGAGGATGTGATTAAGATGATTTCTAATAGAACCTATCAAATCAAGAATAGTATTGAGTTTATGAAGTTCACAGCAGGATATAACTAAATAAAAATAAAACCTGATGAAGACGTTTCCGCAATTTATTTTAGAAGCACAATCTAGAGGAGATGCGGAAAAGAAGCGTCTTGCAAAGGACAATCCTGATGATTGGCGTGTAAGAAATACTGGTAGTGATAGTTGGACTACTAAAAGAAAAAAATCAATACAAGGACAGGGTGAGAGAAGATCTCAAAATCTAAAAGCAATCAGTAAAAAAGAACTTGAAGATCATGCCAAAAGAAATCTTCATCCAAGTCCTTCAAAAACTGCAAATAAAGCTTTAAAAATTGAAAGACAGCGAAAAAAAGATCAGAGAGCAGAGGCACAAAGTAAATCAAAAGAAACTGGTACTCAGCACGATGTAGATCACATCCAAGCACAGGCAAATAGGAAAAAAAACTCTGACAGATGGCACAATATACACCCAGGAGATGCTGCCGATAATAGAAGAGTTATTCCACAACCAGATAATCTTACTAAAAATTCAAAAGATGTTGGTGGAAAGAAAACCACGAGAGCATCAGTTATTAGAGCAGCACTTCAACGAGCAAGAGAAAAGTAACACTCAAACAAACCAAATAAATACTCATAACTGATACGTTATGAATGTCTCATTTGGTTATATCAAAAAAGAATGAGGTCTATCTCCACATTCAAGCAGAACCTCACGTATATTATGAACTAGCAGACCAATTTACATTTGATGTTCCGAATGCAAAGTTTGCTCCGGCATATCGGAGCAAATATTGGGATGGAAAAATTCGCCTTTTCTCTACACAAACAGGTGAAATTTATATTGGTCTCTTAGACAGAATTATTAGATTTTGCGAGACTCATAATTACACGTATGAGTTCAAAGATAATAAGTTTTATGGTCTTCCTTTTGAGATAAATGAGAATATCTCAAAGGAAGGCGTAAAGGATTATATGACGGCAATTAGTAGGCACGCTCCACGGGATTATCAAATTGAGGGAGTATACGACGCCTTAAGACATAATCGTAAGTTATTGATATCTCCAACTGCTTCTGGAAAGTCACTAATGATATATTCTCTTGTGAGATACTACGTTGAAAAGCAGCAAAATATTCTCGTAGTTGTTCCGACGACTTCCCTTGTAGAACAAATGTATAAAGATTTTGCAGATTATGGGTGGGATGTTGGTTCATACTGTCACAAAATCTATGCGGGAAAGGAAAGAGAAACTGATTCCCAAGTCATAATTACTACTTGGCAGTCTATCTACAAACTTCCCAAGCAGTACTTTTCTAGATTTAATGTTGTCGTTGGAGATGAGGCACACCAGTTTAAATCCAAGTCATTAATATCTATAATGACAAAACTTTGTGATGCCAAATACCGTTTTGGATTTACGGGAACACTAGATGGTTCACAAACTCACAAGTGGGTTTTGGAGGGATTATTTGGTCCATCATATAAGATTATTAAAACTGATGAACTTATGCAAAAAGGTCATCTTGCCAAATTAGACATTAAAGTTTTATTACTAAAGCATCCTCCAAACAGATTTGAAACCTTTGAAGATGAGATTCAATATATCATTAATCACTCAAAGAGAAATAATCTTATAAAAAATCTTGCTCTGGATTTAAAAGGTAATACTCTTGTGCTTTTTGCCAGAGTTGAAGGGCACGGGCAACCACTTTACGAACTCATAAATAATAGCAAAATTGATGATAGACACGTATTTTTCGTTCATGGTGGGGTGGATACTGAAGAAAGAGAATTAGTTAGGGAAATTACCGAAAGAGAAAATAATGCAATTATCGTTGCCTCCTACGGCACTTTTTCTACTGGTGTTAATATCAGAAATCTACATAATGTTATATTTGCTTCCCCTAGCAAGTCAAGAATCAGAAATCTTCAATCAATCGGAAGAGTTCTCCGAAAAGGAGAAAATAAAGTAAAAGCAACTTTATATGACATTGCCGATGATATTAGTTACAAATCAAGAAAAAATTATACACTAAATCACCTTATTGAAAGAATTAAAATTTATAATGAAGAAAACTTTAATTACGATATTGTAAACATACCACTTAAAGACTAATGGGTGATGAATTTTACTGCATCTTAAAATTAGTATCCGGAGAGGAGATTCTATCACTCATTATGGTAGATAAAAATGATGGTGATCCGATATTGGTTCTACAAAATCCTGTCATTATGAAACCCGTAACAAACTCTACCGGTGATTCTTACGTTAAGATTAAACCTTGGATAGAGATGTCAAGTGATGATATGTTCTTGATTAAACTTGATAAGGTTATTACGATGACCGAAACAAAAGACATCAAGTTAATTCAGTTATATGAACATTATGTAAATAATGATTCAATAGAAGTATACAAGCCGGCTGGAGAAGTGAAACCTTCACCATCAATGGGTTATGTATCCTCTGTGAAAGAAGCTAGAAAAAAACTGGAGAATCTCTATAAAGATAATAAAGAAAGCTAGAACTTATCTTCAACGGAGACAAACCTAGTCTATATGGTTTTTCAATACTTGTCAAGCCCTTGCAGTATGTGCTATAATAATTACAACTTATACTAAAAGTCCAATGCCATGCCTAAAAAGAAATCAGAACATTATGTAAACAATAAAGAGTTATTAGAATCTCTTATTGTTTATCGATCTAAAGTAGACAAGGCAGAACAGAAGTACTTTGAGAAGTATGATAAGCATCCTCCCAAGTCTGGTGCCTGGGAAGGAAAACCGAGAATTCCAGACTATCTTGGAGAATGCTTTCTAAAGATTGCCACTCATCTCTCATATAAACCAAACTTTGTGAATTATATGTTCCGTGATGATATGATTTCTGATGGAATAGAGAATTGCGTTCAGTATATTCATAACTTCAATCCAGAAAGGTCTCAGAATCCTTTTGCTTATTTTACTCAGATTATTCACTATGCCTTTTTGAGAAGAATTCAAAAAGAAAAGAAGCAACTTGAAATCAAAAATAAAATTATTGAACGCACTGGGTTTGATGAAGTGATGACAATTGATGACGGATTGCTTTCTGGTAACAACAGTGAATACAACAGTATGAAAGATGCTATTCAGTACAGAAACGGAAATCGGTAGGTGCTCCGTAATGTTTAATAATTATAAATAGTTATAGCATTACGGAGCACTATGTCTAATCAATATAGTAAAGGTAGGGAAAATAGATTACGGGCAATAGAAGAAGGTAAGAAAACTTATGAGGGCTCCGTTGCTTGCAAACATTGTGGTAGTTATGAAAAATATGTATCTATCTCTAGTTGTGCCCCCTGCCTTAAAAAGAAAGGATTGGAAAAATTGAATAATGAAGAGTTGATGAAACCTTATAGGACAAAAGAAAAATCTAATAATAAGACATATAGGTATAGAGCAAAGAAGTTTGGTGAAGCACCAGTCCTAACACCAGAAGAACATCAAAGAATCTTGCTTATCTACCAAGAATGTGCTAGAATTACGGAAGAAACTGGAATTTCTCATCACGTTGACCACATTCATCCAATCTCAAAAGGTGGTAAGCACCACCCAGATAATTTGCAAATTTTGACTGCTACTGAAAATATCCGTAAAGGAAACAAATTATTATGAAAATTGCTTTAATTACTGATAGTCACTACGGGGCAAAAAAAGGTTCAAAGCATCTTCACGATTACTTTGAACTCTTCTATAAGAATGTATTTTTCCCTGCCCTTGAAGAACACGGGGTAGAAGCAGTCATTCATATGGGTGATGCCTTTGATAGTCGTAAGTCAATTGATTATCAAAGTCTTGAATGGGCAAAGAGAGTTGTATTTGAACCTCTTCGGGGATATGATGTTCATATGATTATTGGTAATCATGATTGTTACTACAAGAATACCAATAGCGTTAATTCTCCAAGTTTGCTTCTTCAAACCTATCCAAATATTAAAACTTATAGTTCTCCAACAAATACTAAAGTTGGTGGAATAGATATGACCTTTATTCCATGGATTTGTAGTGAGAACTATGATGAAACCTTAAAGGTAGTTAAGAAATCCAAGGCAAAAGTTGCCATGGGTCATTTAGAACTCAAAGGATTTCGTGTTAATAAACATCTTGTAATGGAAGAGCATGGACTGGAAGCGGATCTTTTTTCAAACTTCACAAAGGTATTTTCTGGTCATTACCACACTCGTTCTGATAATGGAACTGTGTTCTATCTCGGTAATCCTTATGAAATGTATTGGACGGACGTAAACGATACTCGTGGATTTCATATCTTTGATACTGAAACTCTAGAGCACACTCCAATTAACAATCCTTATAAATTATTCTATAACATTTATTATGAGGATACTCCACATCAGACTTTTGATGCCTCTGAGTATTCTAATAAGATTGTTAAGGTGATTGTTCGTAAAAAATCCAAACAAAAAGATTTTGAGAAGTTTATTGACAAACTCTATAAAGTCGGTATTCAGGATTTGAAGATTGTTGAAAACTTTGAAATTCAAGAGAATGAAAACTTTGTAATTGACGAAGAAGAGAATACTATTTCAATTCTGAATCGTTATATTGATGAATCTGAATGTGACTTTGATAAGGGTACTATCAAAGGTATATTCCAAGACCTCTATAAACAAGCTTGCGAAGTAGAATAATGTTTCTTCTTACTCTTAAGGGTCGTAAAGATGATGGGGCATATGCCGTTCAAGACCAATATGGAGAAAAGGTTTTATTCTTATTTGAAGAAGAGGATGATGCTGCTCGTTATGCTATGATGCTTGAGTATGATGAAGACTACGAAAAAGAAATGGAAATCGTGGAAGTTGATGACGAACTTGCCATAAAAACTTGTAAGCATAACAACTACAAGTATGCCTTAATTACTTCTGATGATATTGTGATTCCTCCTAAAAATGATAATATTTAAAAAAATTAAATGGAAGAACTTTTTAAGTACCGGCAATAACTGGACTGAAGTTGATTTCCAAAAAAATAATACAAATTTAATTATCGGAACGAATGGTGCTGGAAAATCTACTATTCTTGATGCATTAACGTTTGTTCTTTTCAATAAACCATTTCGCAAGATTAATAAAAATCAACTCATTAATACTACCAATGAGAAAGATTGTCTTGTTGAGATTGAGTTTTCTGTAAATAGTCGGAATTATTTGGTTCGTCGTGGAATCAAACCAAATATTTTTGATATTGAAGTAAATGGAAAGCAACTTCATAAGGAATCTGATGATAGATTGAATCAAAAGATTCTAGAAGAAAATATTCTGAAAGTTAATTATAAATCTTTTACTCAGATTGTGATTCTGGGTTCCAGTACCTTTGTGCCTTTTATGCAACTTACGACTGCAAATCGTCGTGAGGTGATTGAAGACCTGCTGGATATTCGTATTTTTTCTGCGATGAATGCTCTGATTAAGGAGAAGATTCGTCTTCAAAAAGATGAAATCAAATCTCTTCAATTAAAAAAAGAAAACCTTAAAGATAAGGTTGAGATGCAGAAGAGTTTTATTGAAGAACTTGAAAATCGTGGTAATGCCAATATAAATGCCAATCAAGAAAAGATTACCAAGTTAGACGCTGAAGTAGGCATTTATATGAACGAGAATGCCAAAACCGAAGAAGAAATCTTTAAGTATGTAAAGGAGCAAGAGGAAGTTACTGGTGCCGCAGAAAAGTTGGTTAAACTTAATAATCTTAAGGGTAAGATTTCTCAAAAAGTATCTGTGATTACCAAAGACCATAAGTTTTTCTCTGAAAATACGGTATGCCCTACTTGCACTCAGGATATTGATGAAAGATTTCGCCTAGATAGAATTGCAGATGCTCAAACTAAAGCAAAAGAACTCCAGAAAGGTTTCCAGGAACTTGAGGAGACTATAAAATTTGAAGAAGAACGAGAGTGTCAATTTCTAGTTCTATCTAAGGAGATTACGAAACTCAATCATGAGATTTCTCAAAACAATACTCGGATATCACTTAACCAGCGACAAATCCGAGATCTTGAAACTGAAATTCAAACAATTGCCAATCAACTTGAAAACCGAAATACTGAACATGAGAAGTTAGAAGAATTCAGAGAAAATCTCCAAAAAACTTTTGATGACCTTTCAACAAGAAAAGAAGAAATCGTACATTACGATTTTGCCTATTCCTTACTCAAGGATGATGGCGTAAAGACGAAGATCATCAAGAAGTATCTTCCGTTTATTAATCAGCAGGTGAATCGTTATCTTCAGATGATGGATTTTTATATTAATTTTGAATTGGATTCTGAATTTAATGAGACTGTAAAATCTCCTATTCACGAAGATTTCTCATACTCTTCATTTTCCGAAGGTGAAAAGGCAAGAATTGATTTGAGTTTGCTGTTTGCTTGGCGTGAAGTTGCAAGAGTCAAAAACTCAGTAAATTGTAATATTCTTTTATTTGACGAAGTTTTTGACTCTTCTCTTGATGGTTTTGGTGCTGATGAATTTCTAAAAATTATTAGATATGTGGTTAAGGATACTAATGTTTTTGTAATTTCTCATAAAACAGATCTTCAAGATAAGTTTGATTCTACAATTAAGTTTGAGAAAAAAAATGGATTCTCATATAAAACTGAAATTTAGTTTGAGTTTTTTATAAATAATTAAAAATTTTTAAAAGACATGAGAGATCAAGAAATTATAGGACTTTGGGAAGCTTATTCTTCCATTTATGCTTCACAAGAAGAAGTGGAAACTCTTAATGAAGCAATCACCAGCGCAAAGGGTAAAGCAAAAGCAGCAGAAATGATTGCTGCTCGTAGTACTCCTTCAGGTAGAGCAAAGTCAGGTAAAGGTGCTAATGTTGCTCAAATTAGGAAGATTGGTCTTTCTAATAGAGAAGGTCTGGGTGGAACTCCAATGACTCCAACCATGGCTAAAAATCCAGTTAAGAAACAGAACTATGATGGATCTGGAAACAGAGCAGCAAGAAGAGCAGGGAAAGAAGTTAAAGATCCGCCTGAAGGTATTCGTGATAGTTATGAGTATGATCTTTACGACATCATTCTCTCACACCTCCTTGATGAAGGTTATGCTGAAACACCAGAAGCAGCAGAAAAAATTATGGTGAATATGAGTGAAGAGTGGAGAGAAGATATTATGGAAGGTATGTCTATGAAAGACTTCAAGGCAAACCGTAAAAAACTTCAACGTAAAGAAGCAA